GCGCGGAGCAGCGGCGTCACGAGGCCGCCGACGTACTCGGCGATGACGTAGAGCTCGACCTGGAAGGTCTGCGAGACGGCGTCTCCGTTCCAGAAGATGTTCATGTAGCCAGGGTAGTTGTCTGCAGCGGTCGCGTCCGGGACGCCGAGCTGCGGCACGTAGCTGCCAGTCTTGACGCCTGACTGGGGACCGACTGCCGGGTCCCACACCCACCCTTCGGCCTCCTCAGGCTCGACTGGGTGGTAGGTGACCACGTGCCAGTTCTCAGTGCCGCCGTTGTACTGGCGCGCCTTCGGGTCGGTTGCTACGGCCGACGAGGTGCGCGTGTGCAGCGTAAGGTGCTGAGGGTCCTGGAAGGTGGTGAACACCCCGTTGCGCGTGTTTGCGGCGGACACGTTGCAAATACGCAGCGCAGCGGCGACGACGCGACCGCGGACGTTGGAGCTGTTGGTCAGGCCAGCGAACTGGCTGCGAGTGTACTGTGCGTTTGACGTGAAGGTCCCGGTCGGCGTCTGTCCGATCGGGAACCCGTTGGACGCCACGTAGTTGATGGCGCCGATGCTGACTGGCGACGTTCCTGTCGTCAGGAACGTGTCGTTGCACAGTGCTGTCACCGGGTTGACGGACACCGTGAGGCTTCCGCCGGTCACCGTGATCGTTCCGGTGGCCTTGAGGCGGGCACGGTGGGTGTCGACCGGAACGGTGACGGGGACACCGACGAGGGGGCCGCTGATTGGATTCAGCAACGCCTCCTTGTAGGGGTTGTACTGCTGGCGCATCGCTTTCGCGCTGTAGGTCATGCCGTCGTAGGCGTTACGGGCGCGCTTGCTGTTCATCATCTCCGTGCGTTTGGCACGTGTAGTAGATGCGGGCGTGGCGTAGTAGCAAAGCGCAAGCTGCTACCGCGGAAGCTGCTACTGCTACGAGTGCTGAAAGCGCAGGATCCGTTTTGGAGCGCGCGAGATTGTGTCCATTGTTTTGCGCGCTCCAGTATGAATAATTTGCGGTGGGACCAGCAGGTGGTAACACGGCAGACGGAGCATGGAGTGATGATGGCTCGTTACCGGCGCGCGCAGGCGGCTGAGGCAGCCGCTGAGCACGCTGTTCAGGATGCGCACGATGCATATATCGCTGCTTTGGAGCGTCAAACTGCCCTTCATGTAGCTGCGCCGTCTCGTGAGACCGTTGCGGCGTATCGAGAGACGGAGAAGCAGAAGGCGTTGAAGGAAGCGGCCGAGGCTGTTAAGGCTGAGAAGACTCGGGGCACGAACCGCGCCGGCTATGCTGCGTATCAGCGTGACGTTGGCCAGCCTACCGGCCAGCGTTATTATATGAAGGGACGCTAGTTGATTGCCGGTGTTATCTAGTTGTCGGTTGGCTGGGTCGAGAGAGGAGTCTGAGCCTCGCTTGCGGCGGCACGTAATCCTCGAATCCGCGAGGCCGTACCGGCAATTTGATTTTGTACCGGCTTACGGCGGTTCGTGAGTGTCGAACCCTCTGCGCGCGGTCGCAACCCATCCGCGGCGTTAGGAATCAGCCCAGTTTGGGTATTTATATAGAACGCGCGCAGAGGTATTCGTGGGGAAGCCCAACGAATCACTAGACGCCGTAACAGCGCTCTCAGCTTACTAAAGCTTACTACTAGCCCGAAAATCGTGGGCTAATAAGAGGAGTAACGTCCCTCAAAAACTATCAAGGTAAATGTCTCTCAAGCGTACCCACGCTGAGTCCCGTCTCAGCCTCGCGGAGCTGATTGCGGAGCGCAATGCGGAGAATCTCGGCCCCGTGGGGGGTCGGGCGGATCTGAAAGATGCGCTTAAAGATGCGAAGGCGGAGCGGGACGCGTGGGAGCGCATCGCGCGGCGCCGCCTCGCGGAGCTGGTGTCTGTTCAGCGCGAGCTGGAGGCGCTTAAGCGCGCGCTTGAGGGTGGCGTGATCTGGACGCCCAGTCACGTGGGCGGGGCGCACTATGACGCGCATAGCCAGAATGGCAATATGTGAGTAAATAGCCACTAATGTTCCCTCTTATGTTCTGCTTCGCAGGATGCCGGCGAAGCAGACTAAGTTCTGGCCATTTACTTGGTATCCTCCTGTGGAGCTTGATGGTAGTGGAAACACTACTCAGACTCTGCTGGAGCGTGCTCAAGCCGCGCTGGATGTGGTCCGCGAGGTCGGCATCAGCCAGCATATCGTGTATATCGTCGCGCAGGCTGAGCTTGCCCCCAGTACGGGGCGTCTTCATATCCAGGGCTATCTGGAATGCAAGGAGCGCTGGACCTTTCACAAGGTCCGCAGCGCGGTGTTCGAGGGCTATATGCCTGGCGCGCAGATAGCCGCCGCTCGTGGCTCTGCGAAGCAGAACAAGGACTACTGTACCAAGGAGGAGTCTCGGGTGACCGGGACGGAGCCTGTTGAGATTGGCGACCCGTCAGGTGACGCAGGGGAGACTCACCAGGCCGGTAAGGCCTTGGACAGGGTCTTCGCGGATATTAAGGCTGGTGACAGCCTCGAGAACATAGTGGACAAGTACGGCTTCGGCATGTTTGTGCGCCATGAGCGCGCCCTGAAGAGTGCTATGTGCACTTGGGGCAAGCGCCGCAGCGCGATGCCTAAGGTGGTGCTGCTGATTGGCCCGTCGGGCTCTGGGAAGAGTCGCTGGGTTGACCGTGTCTACCCGCGCCGGTATCGGATGACGTTCGGCAATGGCGGCAACAGCGCTTGGTTTGACGGCTATAACGGCGAGGACGTGATTGAGCTTAGCGAGTTTCGCGGTCAGCTGCAGCTCGCGTTCATGCTTGATCTCCTGGACCGTTACGAGCTGAAGGTTCAGACCAAGGGTGGTACGACTCAGTGCGTAAGCAGCACCATCGTGATCACTAGCAACGAGGAGCCGTCTGAGTGGTATCCGGCGATGGAGAACCGCGACGAGAAGCTGAAGCCCCTGCTGCGGCGCATCGAGGAGTTCGGTTCGCGCCCGCGGTACATGACAGAGAATCGCATGGCTGCCGCGGATGAGGCTGCCGCCGTGTAAGCAATATCCACACCCACCCTGACTATATCAACCGACCCGTCCGTGCGACAGCGGCAGCACGCGGCGGACACCTCTACATACCGCTAACCAGCGAGCCCCGCTAATGTATTCGAGGAATTATAAAATTGCAGCGGGCGAAGGCGCGAAGCGCCGACGCGGGCGCTTTAGCGCCCGAGTGGTTTACTGTAGGGGTTTCCCCGACGCTCGCGCCGCAATTTTCTGTCGGCACAACCAACCACTGGACTAGTATTACCCAGTGGTTGGTTACCGCCGCTACCGTACCGGCTGAACGAGCTCGTGAGAGGCTCAGGCGGGGAGGTAGCGGCAGGGAACTTTTTGGTTGTGTGTTGGGGTGGTCACTGCCCTTCCAGGTAGCAGCTAGCGCCGACGCTGTCAGTGCTGTTAGGCAGTGCGAGGAGTCGCGCGTCGGGGGGACTGTAGGGGGGCCCCGGTGTCAATTGATGCGAGAAACGCCTCGGGCGTCCCAAAACTCGCATTACAGTTATTTAGCGGCGCGTCGCGCTGCGTCCACGGCTGTAGCTCAGCCGCTGCTGGCTAGTAGGCGTGGTGTACGAAGAGCGCGGAGCGCTCTGTGAGCGCGCTCGGCGCGCAGAGTAGATGTCGGATGCGGTCTCGAGGCCACGCGCGAGTTGCGTGGTTGCCTCTGGCGACAGCAGGTATTTTGCGGCGGCCGATGCTCCAGCCGGCCCTGCGAAGTAGCCAGCTGCCGTGACCGCTCCCATCTTTGCAGCTTTGCGAAGCCCCTTTGCAACCGGCGCTTCCGAAGCCGCGAACTGCAGTGCGCGCTGTGCGCGGCTAGGGTGCGTGTCGCTGTTCGGGTGACCGGTGTGCTCGGCGCCTTCCGTTGGCGTCGCCATGTGGCTCGTGGCGTCTTCCGCGTGCTCGCGCGCCTCCTGAGCCATGTCGATGTGGACATCGTTGGCGCGGAGCAGCGGCGTCACGAGGCCGCCGACGTACTCGGCGATGACGTAGAGCTCGACCTGGAAGGTCTGCGAGACGGCGTCTCCGTTCCAGAAGATGTTCATGTAGCCAGGGTAGTTGTCTGCAG